GGTTTCCCAGTTGCATACACTTCTTCACCCAGTTTATTAACTAAACTGACAAGTTGAGACGATAAACTAACTATTTTACCAAGTGTTGCAAAAAGATAAGAACCTAAACTACGTTCTTGCTTATCCTCTTCATCGCCCATTAAACTTGCATCTTCATCAAAATTTATTTGTGGGTGTTTATAAACTACCGCCTCATACGAGACTGATTTAATATATGCTTCGGCGATTACAATAGTGGATTTTTGCATTTCTAAATTCGCAATAATAGTTGTATACACATTTTTAATACTACTCGCAATCCTACCAGACTGTGTTGCACGTTGTTCCTCTGTCTCAAATCCTTTTTTAGCACGTTTCATTACACGCTTTTTAGCGTCGTTTTCCATCTGTAAAGAAGCAAACTGATATGACGGGATACTCATTATTATATATAGAAACATATAATAAAAATAAATGTAAACATGCGTTTAATATAATCCGTGGGCTTTCACATACTTTGATGCTTCTATCATTTTCAACCCTTTTTCTTTCATGACTTTTTTAACGATTAGTGCCCGTGCTTTTCGTCCATCTACCTTACCACCACAAGCAATGACTTTCTTTGCAACTGCGACTTTCTTACCGCCTTTTACACCCGTATTCTTCTCGCTTAAAAGTCTGTTTGCAACCACTCTTCCTACAGCACCCGAAACTTGGGGAGGAATGCCGAACTCTGCACCGACCGCTTCAAACGCAACGGGGAGCAATTCACGTCCTAACTGAACGCCAACAGATTTTGCAACGGGAGCAACTTTTTCCGAAACAAAGGGCACATATTTATCCGTCACGAAATGACCCACTGCTTTATTACTGGATTTTAACGCATTCTTAAGGTTGAATTTTCCACCAGATGACCCACCAGATGACCCACCAGATGACCCGCCAGAGTGTCCTTTTCCACGTAAATCGTCGTCGCTTAATATCATGGAGACTTTACCGCCTTTTGGTTTGCGACCTTTACCACGAGGTTTGCGACCATATCCCGTTGTTTGATGCCCGAAGGATTCCGCATACGAAGGAGGAGCGTATGAATGAGATGTAGATTGATGCCCGAAACTGTCCGCATACGAAGGAGGAGCGTATGAATGAGATGTAGATTGATGCCCGAAACTGTCCGCATACGAAGGAGGGGCACCCGTGTCGCCAGACAAGGCGGATGCGATTGCTTCCCTCAACATTTCCTTTGCGAGTTTAACACCTTCTTCTTTTGCTACTTTTGCAAGAGGTTTAACAACTTCGTTGTAAGTAAATTTAGCGACGGGTTTAACAACAGAACCAACTTTCTTGAGAGTCTTACCCACAGAAAATTTACCAGCAGAAGGAGTCGCCATGGTTGCAAAATGATTGTAAGGAGTATTACGGTTATTAGAACCATACTTTAAAAAACGGCCGTCGTCAAATCCACCACCTACCATCATTCTATCGCTAAAGTGGTCTGGTTGTATATTAGTTGCTACATACTGTGGGCGTAAGTCTACCCACTCGTCCATCTGTCTTAATCTATCAACAATAGCACGATTTGCGGGGATGTCTAATGTGAGGTTGTAAGGCATTATATATAATATATACAATATTAAAAATATATATTTTATTAATTCTTTTTTGCAATTTTATTACGATTCTGTTGATTGAGACACGAATATTAAAAACCGAGTAGTTGCAGAAGTAATTGTATTAACCAAAATGTCTAAAGTTCCAGCGACAGCGTTGTAATTTTGAAACCCGCAGAGTTGAATATCTGAGTTTTGAAATCCTGTTGAAATTAATGAGACTTGCACGATGGGAACATCAATATTGTAAATAGCGGGGTCTGGAATCCCCGTTACTGGAACTATTTTTGTATTTGCCGTCAGCGGAATTGCATTAGTATCCCACTGATAAACAAAAAACGGCGGTTGAGCGGGGAGGGGATATTTATACTGATTAGCGAGTAAATCTTTGACCGACATTTATATAAAGAACAATATATTAAAATACAAATTCTCTAAAAATAATAGACCGTGCACACAACATTAGGGCGATTGTCCGCAACCAACCCATTCCATTCAAAATACCAACTTAATTCGCCCGTAGAAACCGAAAAATCAATGTCAGCAAGTTTAATATAAATTGGATTAGGAATAACGCTTACGGTTGTCTGTGCGATACATTGACAATTATAAAAAACAATGTTGGCGGTTAAAGGAATACCCATTTGTTGAATCACTTGCAATTCGCCACTACCTACGGTTAAAAGAGTAGAACTATTTACAATGGTTTTGGTTAGTAGCGTTGTCGTCTCACTACCAGTGGGAATAAAATACGGCCAAAATGGGCTTATTGGTTCGCAATTTTGTAAATCTTTGAGCGACATTTATATAAAGAACACGATATTAAAATAATGCCTAAAGGGCGATAATATGCCCGTGGTCGCCACCAAAATAGATACGTTTATTTAAACCAATAGAACATGGAGACGAATAACCGCCACCTAAAACTTGGAACGCCCAATTAACCACATATCCAGTGTCGCCATCTGTAACGCACACAGCAAGGGCGTAGTCGCCCGTAGTATAGAGTGTTCCATCCAGACCGATTGTAATGGGAGTCAGTGCATCGGGAGCAAGAGCGGGATTAATCGCATACAACCATTTTAGCGTTCCAGTCGCCCCGTTGTCTTCTATCGCCAACATTTGATTAGTTGATACTAAATATAAACGCCCATTGCTTCCTATAGATATAGACCTTGTAGGAATTGTCGTTGTATTCAAAGTCCAGTTTAGCGTGGATGTCGCCCCATTGTCTAATACAGCATATACATTTGTCCCCGCAAACATGTAAATAACGCCAATATTAATTCCAATAGAAGGAACTGACAAATTATTAGCAATTACACGAGTCCATTTTGTAGAACCATCAAGCGTGTTAATTGCGTATAAAGTGTTACCACGAGTTGCATATAAAACAGTTCCTGCAAAGTTCAATGCTAATTTAACCACCGTTGCACCGACTGTTATAGACCATCTTATAGAACCGTCGCCATTTAATGCGTTGATGTATCCATTTGCACCCGATACGTATATGGATGCTTCGCCAATTATATCGTAATAAACGAGAGGAGGAGGAGGAAAAGTTAGAGGAGAAAGTGATGTAGTCCAGACTGTGGATGGAGTAGCAATATTGATGTCTTTAATTAAACTTATTATATTGTCGCCAACAGCATACATTGTATTATTTGTTCCTAAAGAAGGAGACACTAAATTAGTATATCCCGTTGCGATAGTCCAAAGAGGCGAGGCAGTCGCCCCATTATCAGTTAAACAAATTAACGCCCCATTATCTTCCGCAAAATACATTAACCCAGTTGCACCAACTACTATTGGGTTTTCGTTAAAACTCTGTCCCACGGGAGCGAGATAATCAAATTTTATAAGAGGAGGATTAGGTAACACTGGAGTTCCAAAAATAACAGATTGGCGAGTATTTTTGGTATTTGCATTAGCATACGACCAAAGACCCGTTTGAGGAAGCGGAAACGCCATTACATCAATCGCCCAATTTGTGATATTTACAGCACCACTATTAAAAGTTGTAACCGTAATACGATTAACTGTTGTCCCGTAATCCCAGCAGACCATTCCAAATGGGGCGACATTGTTGTAATTGACAGCATCGTCTAAATGAAGAGTGATAACAATATGAGACAGACTTAAATTAATATCCAAAAATTCAAACACTGTTTTTTGTAAATATTGTCCCGCCGTCATGACGGGCACACCACCAGATGCATTTAATGTGCGTCTCTCACATTTGTAAATTTGACCGCCGTATGGAGGAAGAGCGGGAGGCGTAAACGGAAGCGTAATGAAATCTTCTGGATACGATACGGGTTTGTAGTATAATCCGTGGATAGACATTATATAAATAAGACGACATTTTATTTATATAATTTTGTATTTTTGACTAAACCTTTTGAAATTTAAAGGTATTTGTGGAGTCTTGAGTGCATCTTAACGTGAGCCCCGCCAGACACGCCCATCCCGATTAATCCCGCATCGCTTCTAATCCCACTCGTCAAGTGCTTTGACGAAATCATCGGCATTCGTTTAACAGCAGACGCCATACTGTGAGCCATCTTTCCACCAACCATACGACGGTAGACCGCTTGTTCCACGGGGCGAACATCTCGCTTTTCCTTTGCATCCAAAACCATCTGTTTAGTCAAAAGACCAGTGTAGATGTTGGAAGAACCAGAGACAGTAGTAAAGACACCAGAATTGCAACACACCACCACGATTTCGGGTTGGAACGTCGCATTAGTGTTATTCTTAAGAGTGATGTTGAACTGAAACAAATACTGACCGATAGAACCCGAACTCAAATAGTCAGCAAGTGAGAGATTCTGTGCGGGAGCAATGATAAGGATAGAACCAGTGGTAGGAATAATTTTTCCGCTTCCTGTTCCAGCCAGACTTGTCGTTGAAGCGAGACCCGAAAATTCAACCCAAGACTGGGTTGAACCGTTGGCGACAGAAATACGCCACAAGTCCGCTTGAGTAGCAGACGCCAACAGACCTGAAGCATTGTTGAAATTGCAACTAATCTGGTTAATCTGTAGAAAACTCGCACTGTTCTTAATAGTCTGTGAACTCATTGGAACTCTGGCGTAAATCAAAAAGTAATCGGGGATTTGATTTAACTGGATATTCTGTGAACTAATCGTGGCGACAGCATCGGGAACAAGAGCGGGGTTATTAGTTGAGAGAGATAAATAACGGGGGAATTCTTGATAAGGCAACACATTACGCACTGGGATTAAATCGCTTGGTTGAGTAGAGAGGAAGTTAAACAAAAGACGAGTTCCAACGAAAGGTTGCACTTGGCCGACTGGATTAGCACCAGTAATAGCGGGACAACCTAAAGAAGGCACGACGACCCAGTTATTAGCAGTAGAAAAGGCACGTTTGCAAGTAGAGTCAATATTAGCAACAAAATTCATTGTATTAACCCCGCTAAACCCTTGCATGTTGTAGCACGGGTCGCCGAAGATAATAGGAGACAAAAACAATGGTTCAGTCAATGATGCCGTCACGCAAACAACCCATCTCTCACCCGCAACACCCAGAGCAATACTGGACTGGTCTACGTAATTTGCACCACCAGCGTTAGTGTATCTGTAAAGTCTCACTTCAGCGGGGAATGCACCACGAGGCATCTGGTCTACATCGTAAGACGCATCACTGTAGTTACCTAAAGGGTTGTTATTAGCACCCACACCATCGGCGTAGTCCAAATAGGCTTGGTCGGGCAAAGCGGGGGTCATCCCGTTATAGCGGAACAACTCACGAGAATCATTGAGACGCAACAGCGGGTCAATGACGTCTTGTAAATTGACGGACACATTGCAGTTATTAATAGTAGCAGTTAGAGTAGTCATGAGTTTTGCTAAAGGAAACGCTTGGAAGGCATCAGTGCTTCCGTAATCAAATGCCGATGTCCCGACCGTGACACCAGAAATAGCGAATGACATTGACAGCGTGGATTGTAGTAAAATCTCACGAGCAATCACGATTGACTCACTTGGGATTTGACAGTTAAAAACCATATTGGATGCAGTTGCAGTGATTGCTTGATACTGTTGGTAGGTAACATTAGAACCCCCAGATTGCACGGCGTAACTTAATTCGTCAGTAATTCCAAGGCGAGAATCACGGATAAGAACGGTTCTAAAATCAGCGGACATTTATATAAATAACAAAATATAAAAAAACTTTGAGAATGTTTATATTTATTTTAAGATGTTAACATCAAATGCCCTAAACTTAATGTGAAATTGTCCCCTTTTTAGTAAAGAGACATTTAATAGAACATGCACCGCCACTGTTTAATTGCATCGGGTAGAACTCGCCTAATTTTGACTTCCAGAAAACATTAATGTCAATCAGCGAAATAGGAGAATTGCCGTATAGGTCAATGAGCCTTAACTGTGTTGGCGTATAAATAATGTTTGGTTTATACTGTCCCCCATCGGCGATAAAGTCAGTGATAATTTGAGCGAAATTTGCATTATTGCCGTCATTAGCATACACTATCCCGCCTTCTGCGAAAACGAGAGGAGCGGACAACTGATTAGGCACGATAGGAAGAGTCGCCGAAGTAAAAACAATGCTTGACACTGGCGTCCATGAAGCAATAGTGGAATATTCTTGGAAAACAGTTGTTGCTACATACTGCGATGCAACGGGTGCAGATGTCGGCAGATAAATAGTTTGGGTTCCATTGAAATTGCCTATAGTCAGTAAAAAGTTGCGTCCAAGTGTAACACCTTGTGCCCCGTAATTCTTGGCGACAAATGAAGGGAGTAGATTTGCTAAAGGAGAATTGAAAAATATTTTAATCGGGGTAGGAACTATTCCTACTGGGTAGTTGTCGTAATACGCCGACTCGGCATACACACCAGCACACGAATTATCCGTGTTCCAAATAATCACGGGAGCATTTGCAGTTGCAATCGGGGCACCGACTAATGCTTGAAGAGAAACAAATGCAAGGTCAAATGCCGACTGGATTAAAAATGTAAAATACGTGTAATTAAAACAGTAATAGTATCCTGTGCCGTTGTCTTGCAACTTGTTATATGTTGCACTTGGAGGAGCGGGTAGTTCAGCAAATGCATTTTGGGGCACCCATGTAATAGGTTGTTGAACTGTGAATGCACCATATTCTAAAGTAATCGTATAAATTGTTAAATCAATGTTTGCTTGATTAGGCGTTATTTCGGGGATAAACAAAGGTAGAGTGTTCGTGTCAACTTGAAAACGAACAATGCTAAAATAATAGTCCCCACTATTTTTGACAAATGCATTTTGTCGTTGTTCCTTAAACTGAATGAGTGGCGGTTGGGTCGTTTGATTCAACACGTTCGTAATGTTGATGTCGTAATAAATCTTACTTTCGTTTTGGTCTATACGGAACTGTGATAGTTGAGACATTTATATAATGTGTGTATATTTTTTATAATCAAAAACAAACTAACAAACTAATAAATAAGAATGAATCCTTACATATATGTTATCACACCATGCACTAAAATCTTAATCCGTGGATTTAGATTATTTACAATGACAGCAACCAAGAAATCTAAATGTAATATATGGATTATATCACAGCCCAAAAGTTAGATTATTACAATAAGTAATCTAATTTGATATATATGAGTAATAATTTATAAATTATTCCATTAAATAATCCATTTTGATATATATATGTAGAAATCTATATGCTTGATATAGGTTTTTACTGGTAGAAATCTAATTCATATGGGTAGATTGGAATACTCTGCAAATGTTCGCACCAGTTGTGCGTGGGTTGTATTACGAACCGCCATACGATATTCGTATGATGTGTCCGTCGTGGGTATTAGTGTTATCCGCATCTCACCCTTCACGAAATTATACATATCAAATGATTCCGTGATGTCAATATGGTCTAAATAATAAACCAATTTTATCGGTTTGATTGCACGGCACGAAGAGTAGTAAGCAATTTGATAGATAAACTTATTCATGTTTTGTATTACGTATATGTAAGACGATGTGTTTAGATTGTTATTACATATAATAATAAAAAATAGTAGGTTGTAAGAACTCTATTTACTCTTTTTCATTTTACAAGTTCAAAATTATAATAGAATTAATAAGAACCAACTAAATATTTATAAAAGGTTGTGTGTCCTTTCTTAAAGATAATCCAGAAATATCGCCCACGCCATTTCTTGATGTTGCAGACAACGATTTTATCAATATATAAATTATATTTTGTCTGCAATTCGTGTAATCGTTTTGGCGTGAGTGTTGAAAAGCACTTATCGTTCCCCAAAAATGCGATTCCCTTGTTAACACGTGATGCGTAATAATCTACTAAATAATAGAACGAATTTACACGCCCCACTTTGCACTCAAGCCTAAACGGGGGATTACTAATAACCCAGTCAATCGGTTCCTTGTAATCCTTGTAGTCTCGTCCATCTTGTATTTCGCACCAGTCATTCAATGTATCCGTTGGTAGATGGTTGAAAAATGAACCTTCGCCCATGAAAGGTTCTAACACTCTGTCTCCAGATACGAGCGGAACTTCGGCGATTAACAGCGTGGTTATACTGTCTGGTGTTTGATGGAAGTAATAGGCGTCGTCTTTTTGCATATATATTACGCCAACATTATTATTTACATTTCTATACGTAAAAAATCTATTTGTTCGCTTCTAACCATTTGGTATGTTTCCCAGTTGCAAAATGCTTTAATTTATTCCGCACGGAATATTTGCCTCCACATCCGCAATCAACCTCCTTATTTTGCGGGTTGTCTTTCGGGTCGGCCTTTTCTACGACAGGTTCAATAGGGGTTTGCGTTTCCGCCCATTTCTCGTGTTTTTTGGTTTCAAAATGTTTCGCCTTATTTCGCACCGAGTAATGCCCCCCGCATCCGCACTCTATTTCTTGACTCGCATACGCTTTCATGGATTCTTTCTGTTGTTGTATTAATTCCATTTCTCGTGCATTGAAAATTGCAACTGCACGGTTCACATTTTCTTTCAAAGTTTTTAAATATTCATTGAATAAAACCTTATTAAGTTCATTGGCGTATCCATCATTATTAACAACACTCCTTAAGTGTTTGTTCTCTAAAAATTTCGTATGCAATTGACTATCTAAAAACGCTATTATTCCCATTTGATTACGATAGGATTTACGTGTTTTAACAGTTCCATCTGGATTTAAAACCTCTCTAAAAACCCAGTGCCCTTCTGCATCTGTTTCCCAATCATCGTCCCAGTATTTTTTGGGTTTTGTATTCGGTATTTTTTCCATCACACGTGACGTTTCTATTGTCGCCATTTCTTCCAAATGTTCTAAAATGTTCGTCCATTTTAAAATCTTTTTGTTGAGTTGTAATTGGTCTTTGCTTTCTAAATCTCTAAAATCTTCACCCAGTTCAGTTGCACTAATCATTTTCTGGTATTTTTTTTTTACTTCTTCCATTTTTATATTTGTATATTATTATTTTATTCTTAATATGTTATCCTAAATAATGTAGGATGTAAGAACTACATTTATTCTTTTTCAATTTATAAGTTCATTTTTATAATAGATTTAATAATTTATTATAAAAAATTAGAATAGTATGCACGGTTGTTAATTCTACGTATTTTTTTTCAATTTTATTAAGCATTTGGAAGGTTTCTTCTTAATTGTCTCTAATAGATTCACGGGAATATAAAAATAGTCTTTTTCGTCTGCCTCTAATCCCGCCCGTGAAAATGCCTTTTTTTCAAACGTGTTAAACTGTTCTGCGTCGTATTGTATCCATGCAATTTCGTCAGTAAAATTAAATATAAATATGATTTGCTTATTCGTGTCGGTGACCTTATTGCATGTCATCATCGTCGTCTTGTATGTTGTCCGTGCAACGTCAAATCGGGTTTTAACCTCAAACACTGTGTCGTCGCACTCGTAGTCATATTTTGCAAACTCGCCAGTATTTTCAACAATGTTGCCCGAAATATCGTAATCAGCAAAGTATTTAACTACGTCCGTGAATATTTCGTGTTGAGCGTTCGTTCCTCTTAAATAATCGTTGTGATAGTGCACCATTGTTCTTATATAGATGTAATAACATTTTATTTAAATACTAATTCCGCAATTAGATTATTCCTAAACATCTAAAAATATAATCTAATTAATATATATGAATCAGTCGCCGACGTATTGTTTAGCAAAACAAATTTGGGACGCGGAAGAATTTTTAGGAGTTCAGCATTATTTGCAAACAGAAGAGCAATTTATTAAGCAATGTATGCATCAAGACGAAACCGAATTGGGTTTTAGATTAATGGATTTAGATAAACTGTTATTTAAGAAGAACACGGAAGCATGGAGTGAGATTATTAGCGAACATTTTGCAAAATGTAGAACCGAATTTTTGACTGAACCCGTTGCATCAAATGAAATGTTTGAAGACTTTGAATTTTGGTTGTCAAAATATACGAAATTGTTGCCTACAGCATTTAGGGACGGCATCATTGACGAAGACGAAATTTGCAAACTACTTGAAGCCAGTGGCGACTATTTCGGCGGATACGAGACAGCGGATTATTTAAAGGATATTTGGTTGCCGTATAATTCCGTTCTTGAGCGATTATAAAAATATATTGTTATTTTAAATGGCGACTGAAAAAATGGCGGGGACTAATCTAAATTATCAAATCACGGGCGAAGACATTGACCGCTATTTACAAGCGGGTTCAACAAAAATGCTTAAATACAGCGAATTAGCAAACTATCGCACTGTTGAGGAATTGTTACCCGAAGACGTTGATTATCGCATTATTCTAATAGAGCAGAACGTAGATTCGGGACATTGGTGTTGCATTTTGAGATACAAAAAAGTCATTGAATGGTTTGACCCATATGGAATCAAGCCCGACGGCGAATTGTCGTTTATTTCCAAAATGAAGAATCGCATGTTAGGACAAGATGTGAAATATTTAACGAATATGTTTACCGAAGCAACGAATCGTGGATGGACGTGTATTTACAACAAAAAGAAACTACAGCAACTAAAAAAGGGCATTAACACTTGTGGGCGATGGGTGCTTTTACGTATCACGATGCTTACGCAAATGTATTACGATTTGCCCGATTTCCTTGCTTTCATTGAGAAAACGTTTGAAATGGAAGGCGGTGGAATTTCAAAGGATAAAATGATTTGCAACTGGATAAAATAAATTGGGGCACATCGTGGGGCGTTTAGGGCGTTTCTGGCGTTTTTGACACGTTTTTCGGTTTGTTCTATAGTTTAGTGTTATCATGAGGGACTTTTCAAAAATGAAGACAAAAAGAGACAGAAACGCCCTAAACGCCCTATTTTCAAATGCTTAATAAATAGTAGGATGTAAGAACTACAATTACTCTTTTTCAATTTACAAGTTCAAAATTATAATAGAATTAATATTTTATTATAATTTTACAATAGTATTGCACGGGTTCTATTCCTTGATGTAGTGGTCTTGTATGGTGGTTGAACTCGTCCCCATGCTTGTTGCGTCCTTTTGCATCTCATCCACGGTGTCCTTGTATTTGTCAGTCAAGAATATTTTGCGTAGCATTGACACGCCCACTTTTTGACCGTCAAATATCTTATACAGCAAACGTGTAAAGTCGTTGTTATTCGTGTATGGTTTGCCGTCATGCGAGACAATGAAGGGCACAGGTTGCTTTTTCATTTCTTTTGCGAGTGGGTGATATTTCAAATAAATATCAATAATTGCACGTAATTCGTCATTAATCGGTTCTATCTGTGTGGAATATGTGCCCTTCGTTTTGAAATTGTTAAACTCAAACTGGTTCGTCAGTAAATTCAACATGTTTGGTGCTTTTGTCGGCACAGCGGGTGGCTCATCGCACTTGGTCTTACATTTCTGTAAGGATACGGTCATATCTTGATAGTCTAAATTGCGACGGGGGCGTTGCAAGACGTATAACCCTAAAACCACGAGATTTAGTAATCTTTCGTATTGCGATGCACTGATTTTTTTAGTAGTTAGTTCTGTAAGGATGTCTTTTAATGAGTCAAACTTCGCTTTTATCGCATCCTGCGACAACCAATTTTCGGTCTCTTTTGGTGTCTTCTCATTGCTCGTCTTGAGTTCGGCATTTAATGCTTCTAATATCTTGTAATACTTATCATATAATTTCTTGTATTTCGCTTGTTCTATCAACGTCTTAAGTAGCGACACGATGGCGATAATGTATGTGCGTCTCGTGTTCGGTTTGAGTGCATTTAGTTTCGTCTCTATTGTGTCAACATCTTTCAAAAAATTTAGGTTTTTTATCTCTCCTCCATTAAGTCTCGTGAGATTTGCTAAATACAATTTTTTAGAACTATCCGTGATAGTCTTGTTTTCAAATAATGTATCGCTAAAGGATTTCTTGGGTTCAGTGTGTTCGTTCGTGGAAGCCTCCATATATATATCTAATTAGATTATTATTTTTATATTTTGATTATAATTTTGAAGTTATAAATTGAAAAAAGATAATACTACTTCTTACATCCTACTTATTATATTAAGCATTTGAATTAAGAAATAATAATAGTTTGTAAATATATACAATGGCGACGACTCCAACATATATTAACCAACGCATTAATAATTTGCAAGCACAGATTAACGCTATATCTCCTTATCCTCCCATTGCTGATAGTTTAGCATCTGTTTTACTTATAGGCAATAGTGCTGGTGCAACGGATGTTAACATGAATAACCAAGATATTTTAGCGGTTGATAATATCAATTTGGTTACAATTAATGGCGTGGCTTATCCGCCCGTGGTTGCTGTGCCTACTCTTAACTCGGTTTTAATCGCTGGGAACACTGCTACGGGAACGACTGCAAAAATTACATTAAATAATTCGGGTGCTGGTGGAACTGCAAACCCTCTTGCATCACTGAATTTAACTACTGCTGTAGGCACGGGAATCCTCGTAGAAGAAGTATATAATCAACGAAATCCCGTTGTCGGCGAATTTGCAAGAAAATCGTTTTATTCAAAGACAACGACAAACGTAAAAACAGAATACGCAAGAATAACGGCAAACTCTCCTTCGGTTACAAATTTATCTCAAAAAGGGCGTTTAGATATGGAAGTAAATGTTAATGGGACACTTGCTACATATTTAAGTGTAAATGGTAACACTCAAGAAGTGGATTTATTTAGACAACTCCACATGAACGGACAACCAATTAGGGTGTGCCCGAATATTACAACTCAAAATTTGAATACATACGGCAAGAATACAGTGCAATTTTATAATAGCGATACAACTATTCCGCCTTATACTCCAGACGACCAGTTAAGGCTTACAATGATTAACGAAGGTGTCGCCGATGTCGTAACGCCTCTTACTGGTTCGTTTGCTACTTGGGGGAACATTCTGTGTTCGTGCGACTACAATAGTTATACTTGGGTGGGAACAGACAATGGATTTGTTTATTATTCTAACGATGGGGTAACTTGGACTGGAATTACTGATAGTTTTAATGGTGCTATTAATGCATTAGCGGTGAACCCAAACACGGGGTTATTGTATATTGGCGGTGCTTTTACACAGACTGTAGGTAGTTTTCTTTCGTGTAGTCTTTTAGCACAGTGTGATACTGCTGGGAATATATCCCAAGTTGTCTGGTCTAATATCGGGTCTAATGGATTTACGGGGTCAGTTGTTAAATGTATTACAGTCGCAAATACAAATTATCTTTATATTGGTGGTCGTTTTACTGCTGACGGCGTGGGTGCTTTGGGGTGTCAAAATATCGCTATTGTAGATACAACCCAAAATTTGTATTGTATGGATAATAGCACTGGAATTGGATACGGATATGATAACACTGTAAATTTTATACATCAAGACGCAACTAATGGTGCATTTTTTATAATTGGCGGGGAATTTACGAATGTTAATTCTGCTTACGGAAATACAAGTCAACAGAGGAACTCTATATGGAATACAAACGATTACAATAGTATAACCGCTCCATACGAGGTTACAACCATGAATGCGGAACCCGTTGCGGTTACTCAAAATGGTAGCGATATATACATCGGTGGATATTTTACAGGTCTTCCATTCGGCGACTATTTAACCAATTTTCAATGGGACGGGGTGGTGTATCAAGTAGTCGCAAACCCGTATAGTGCAACTCCTTCTGCTCCGCTTACAACTGTTTTACAAGATGGCGGGATTTTCTGGACGGATACAAATGGTAAATTGTGGGAAGCAAACGTTAATGTAGGGTCTGCTCCATTCGGTTATTTTATCTGGATTGATAGGGCGGTATGGGGACAGTTAATATTTTCTACAAATGCTCTCGCCCAAAATCCAACTGTTGCTTATTTTTTATTTACAGGTAATTTAATTAATTTGTCTCTAACTACTGGAACCCTTTATTACGGACAAACTCCTTACACGGGGGGCATCTCATTAACCGAAATTGGAAGTGCTGTAGATATGATTTATCAGTCGTCGCTTAATAGATGGTATGTTTTATCTGCAATCAGTGCGGGATTTTTTTAAATCTCAACATATTACATGTTAAGCGAAATATTTTGGATGGCGGTGGTTACGACTTCAGCGGGTGTAATTTTAAAATTAGCGTCGCTTTGTTTTCAGTCAAAATGTAAAGAATGTGTCATGTGTGGGGGTCGCATTAGAATCGTTCGTGATACAGAAACAGAACAACGTGCAACAGAGTTTGAACTCACACATCCGCCAACCCCGCCGAGTCCATCTAAAATTTAGGACACACGTTAAAATCCGCTATTTAATATATTAGTATACTTTAGTAATGTATCAAATTCAACCACGCACATCCAAAATGGCGACAAAGTTGGGCGTAAAAGTGCAACCAAGCGAAGAACCAAAATACAAAATAGATGTTCTTGATTATCATGGTAACTATATTACGTCTATAGGCGACAAAAAATACAAAGATTATCCTACGTATTTGCAGATGGAAAAGGATGGGGAAGTCCCGAAAGGATATGCGAATAAACGCCGTGAAATGTATTGGGTAAGACACGGTAAAGAAATTGACAAATTAGGCAACGAGTGGGAAGGCTCACGCTCGTATTATTCGTTTCTTTTACTGTGGTAAGTATATTTGTAGGATGTAGGATGTAAGAACATCATTTACTCTTTTTACAAATATATCAATGGATTTATAATAAAATATTTCTTATTATAAATAATATTTGTCTTATCTATATGGTTGGATTCGTCATTGTTATAATTATCGTCGCATGTTTTATTCTTGTTGGCGTGTATGGATACAAGGTTGCATTCGGTTAATTACATGTCGCCATCGTGTTCGTCTTCTGTTGGCGGGATTAGACGCCATCCGCACACGCTAATAGCGTCAACACGTATTTTGTTGTAGTAGGTCTTGCGTTGTTTTACATATTTGGATAGAAAGAGGTTGGTTTCAAATTTGCCTTCAAACACGGATTTTTTAGCAAGGTTCTTGCGTTCCGCCTTATTCATTTCAGCCCAAAGTTTAGACGATTGCAAGAGTTCGTGTATATCGTTTAGTTTGACAATCTCGCCCTCGCATTGTTCGTAATTTTCGTTGAACCATGTATAAATTTCGTCGCTTGATTTCAACAATTTCTGTGTTTTGGTCTTCACTTTTTCTGGTTGAGATTGCAACCTATAACCCGCAGTTCTAAATGCTACGAATTTCTCCGTTAGGATGTTGAATAATGCTTGTTTGTATTTGTGTTGGAATTCGTCGCTTTTGTAGTATGGATTTGCAATAAACACATTTGTTCGCATTTCTGGTTCTAACGCATTGTATGTGTCCTCATCTACTGCCTTGCTTTCAAAGGGCACAGCACGAACACGCCTATCCATCGCATCGTTGATTTCGTCAAAATCTGGAACCGTGTTGGCTTCCATGACGGTTGTGTTAACCATTGTCGTATTTGTCTTACTGCTATATAAACCTCGTGCATTAATGGTTTTCTCGCCCGTGATTTCTTTAAGTGTCGCACACACTATTTTCTTTTTTGCGTTTGGTTCAGTTGTTAAGATAAATCGTTTGCAATCCATGTTCGCAATTTCGGGGTTCGCACCTTCTTTAATACTGTTTAATAAAACATTTGAACCTAATTTGTATCCATATTCGCCCGACATTTGCAACATTAACTGATTGATAACACCCTTGCCGTTTCCACCCGTCCCAGTTGCAATGAAAATGTTTTCTATTTGTATTCCGCAGAGTCCAGTTGCAAGAACAGATAAATAATAATCCTTTACAGCGTTGCACGGAAATATTTTGTCAATGAAATTTTTTAGTTCGTCGTTGTTCGTGGGCGTATATTCAAAATCGTAATCATATCCCGCCGTTTTTGATATGTAATGTTCGTAGTTAGGTTCAATGAATTCATTGCGTTCTAAATCAAACACGCAATTATTGAATGCAAACAGAAACGGTTTATTATCAAATACAATTTTGTTGTTTGTCAAGAAAGCGATAATATCCTCAATGACACCTTTACGACATGCACCATTTCTCAATCCCGCTACTCTCGCAAGTCCAGTATTAATTATTTTAATTTTTGATGTCATCATATCTTCTTCTTCTTTACTCGTTGCAACGACGGAACGCACTTTTATAAGTTCGTCTATAAAATATTTGAGTAAATCCTTATAAAATGTCTTGTCAAAAAAGTTCGTTAATGTGGAATTTTTCTTGTCGTCTTTCTCCCAATAGACGCCATTGTAAAAAAAAAGTTGGTCGTAGTTCACTACAAACTGGTTGCCGTATAAGACTTTAAAAAAATCAGCAAATGAGCCCGTAGTGTATCCGTCTTTAATCAAATCCACGTTTTCGCCCTTGCTATTCTTCGGGGGTTTAAGTGTGTGTAGAATCTCAAAATATTTATCTTTATTCTCAAGTTTCACCAGATAATGCAATGTCTTCATGGTCGCACCCGTTTTTTCTTTACTGTTATAGTATTCTGCGTAGTTATCATACAACGCCTTTTCGTGTGTTTGCAAGTAATCCGCATTAACGGTTCTCAACATCTCAAAACAGTCTAATCCCGTAAGTCCTCCAATGGAATTGTAAAGGGCGGATAATACATTAAACCAGTTTCTGTGCCCCGTTATTTGTCGCAATAGTCCAGCATCTAACCACGCTTTCAAGAATCGTTCGTGTTCGGTTGCGTTCTCTTTACAGTCTGTAATGATTGCGAGTTTGGTTGCCTCTTTTTTCGCTTCGTCTGCGACTGTCTCGGCATTCAATACGATTTCTTCGGCGTTTGTATCAAAACACGCCGATATAATGGATTGTTCTAATGTTCCCTCTATTAATCTCATTGGTCGGTCTTCAATTACAAGTGTGTCCCCATTTTTGCAATTATCTTTGTTTGCATTCACGGCACGTATTTTTCGGTCTTTGCTATAAACGGACGCATCAAATAATTCAAATGGTTCGCCCGTCATCTGTAAAAAATCGTTAATTTCTTGTTTTCCCATCTCCTGTCTATTTAATAACTCAACAAGTTTTTTGTTGGCGGACTTCCGCATTAAATAATTAGAAACGATGATATGAAACGAAATTATCCATGTTGTCTCTCCAGTTAAACAAGACGTATATGATGCGGATGTTGCCGACTTTATCGCATATTTTGCATCAGTAAAAACTACTTCTAAACGTCGCTTACACATTTCAATAATTTCTCCTTCCACGTTGTCAAACTCTTTCGCATGTTTCGGTTTTATCTCCACGTCAAAATACGGTTTAAATAAGTTTTCGTCGCACCCGAGTAAGCCTTCGTAGCAATTGATGTCCCCACTCTCAACAAGTGCAATGTATTTCTCTACTGTAGCGGTCTTGAATCCATTGCTTTTGCATTCGGTCGTATAATGAATAGTTTGTGTTGTCATCTATACAAATATGTAAAGATTATATTTATATTGTTTTTCCTTAATTGATTTAATTACTTTAGATTTTTCCTAAAGTAATTAAGTTTTCAAAATAGATTATTCTACATTTTGAAATAATGCGGTTCTTGTTCGTGGAACTATTTGCACCACTACTGGTTTGCAACTTGAATGTTTTTGATGCATTCCATTAGCACCTGTTAGACTAATTTGTTCTACGATTGGTTCTACTGGTTCCACGACTTGAGCCACGATTGGTTCCACGATTGGTTCCACTATTGGTTCCACGATTGGTTCCACTTCTTTTGCATCTTTTAGTGCATTGTATCGTGTGCGTTTTTGTTCCTTCATTTTGGCGTATTTGTCTGGTTCATTCGCCTTAATGTTGGCGTAGTATTTCAATGCCTTTTCTCGGCATTTTTCGGGATTCGCTTTTTGGTATGTCGCCATGCGTTCTTGTTGCTTTTGGTATGCATCCACTTTCTTCTGGTTGTCCTTAATGTAATTAACAGCATCTTCTAAATTGCTAAAGTCTGTGGGGTTCATTCTTATATCTATACAAGGATAATATTTATATCGTTTTTCTTTATTTGTTTATTTATTAACTATCTAAACTATTGCAAAATTTGGAATTAGGGCGTTTTGGGGCGATTAGGGCGTTTCTGGCGTTTTTTTCCATTTTTTCAAGAAGTTCTATAGTTTAGTGTTCTCATGAGGGACTTTTCAAAAAACAAGCAAAAAGAGGAAGAAACGCCCTAATCGCCCTTTTCTTAACCCTATATGTAAAACCCATTTAATATTTAAATACTTTGTAATTACTTAAAAGTTAAAACGTGTTCGGTAGAAAAGTAGGATGTAGGAACTACATTTACTATTTTAAAGATTATAAGTTCAAAATTATAATGAATTATTAATAATAAATAATATTTTGTATAATATATAATGTCATCTGGCGGTTCAGTAGAATTACAAGAGTGCAGAGGCGGAGCGATAATAGACCCACGGAGTGAGTTAAGCATTTTAGAAAGACACGAATACGAGAAAGGATTAAGGCAAATATTCAACCTATTAACGATACGTGGAGATTATCAAGTAATCGGTTCGGGGGCGATAGAAGAAATCAAATATGGGAGTGATTACGATTTGCAAGAATTCGTGAAAGAAAACGACTATCAAAAATCCACCACACATTTACTGGAAATGTTTAGAAAAAAGTTTGTCATGGCGGAAGCCGACCGTGATGTATTTATTTTAGATTTTAAGTGCGGAGTTGATGACGAAGGAGATGCGATAAGATGGAATAAAAAAACCATTAAAGCGGGGCACCAAAAAGTGGATGGACGCAAAATTACATTCCAAGAATGTCTACTAATGAAATCCACGATTAAAATGGATATAACCGCATTGGTTGATGGAGTGTTTATAGAATTCAGTGATAACTATTATTTGACATTGCGAGATTTTAACACCTTTACAGCAGTCGCTAAATCGCACGAAGATATATTATACTCGCTACAGCACGAAGCATTAACAAAGTATAATCACGGCGACTACTGGAAGGCTTCCAAGCGGATTTTTGCATATATGAAATCTAAAGGCGGACACATCCCGCAGATTAAACAATGTGTGAACTTTTTTAACACGGACACGGGGAGACTATCCAAAAATAGAAGCGAATTAGATATAATTGCATTAGTGGTTGACAACAAGTTTAGAAAACCTAAAAAGATAGATATTGTAAGAAATTTGCGACTCGTGGAACAAGATGTAGCAAAGTTGCATGGATACAAAATAAAGGATTTACACGCCAAATTTAACGCTATTTGCAAAATAACGGATGTTATCAAAATGAAGGAACCCATTGAGGAATTGAGTGCAGACTTAAAGGCGGAAGTCAGTAAGACGACAAAGGAATTCTTGGATAATCACAACCAGATAAGCAAGTTAATAGTCAATCCATTTGCAATTAAGAAAATCAAGGGCGGTTCACAGAATTCGGGATTCGTTCAAAAAATGATTGCATCTAAAACTGTGGATATTAGAAAGGTTAAAAATCCTTCCGCTTGGTTGGAAGAACACCACGGGACACATTTGGCGGAAAATATACAGATGGGAGCAGAAGACAAAGATGTCCCAGCAACAAAGAAGAAAGGGCGACCCGTCAAACATGCAACCGAAGACGAAAAATACAAAGCAAAACTATTGTCAAACAAGTTGAAGAGACAAGAGAAACGCCAAAAAACAAAACAAAATGTAGAACTTGTTGTAGAAGAAAAAGAAGAACCAAGCAAGGAGGAACTACTGAAAGAATTAGCGAGGAGATTAAGCAAACCATCGTTTGTTCCGTGATTATAAGTTTAGATTCTGTTAAATAAAATATAATTAATATATAAGACAATGAATTTTGAAAAGATAGGAGCACCAATAGCGATTTTGCAAAACAGCAAAGACCAATCAAAAACAAAAATATTATACGTGAATGCAGACAAGGAAGACGTGGTTAATTATCTCAAGGAATATCGTGCACCGAGCAAGGAGCAGACATTCCAACAAATCCCGAACATCACGACGGAACGCCAGATATTATACGTGACGGGGGCATCTGGTTCGGGCAAATCTTATTTTACAAAGGCATTTACAGACCAATACAAAAAGATTTATCCAAAGCGTGAAGTGTATTTGTTTTCGTCCATTAGCGACGACAGCAGTATTGATAAAGTGAAAAACTTAAAACGTATTAAGTTAACACCCGAATTCTTAATGGACGAGATTAACGCACAAGATTTCAAGGACTCACTTGTCATTTTTGATGATACGGATTGCATCACGGATAAGAAAATGAAAATCAAAATCACTGGAATACTTAATAGCATTTTGGAGACGGGGCGACACTTCAACGTTAGTTGCATCTACACATCGCATGTTGCGTGTGATGGACGAGAGACAAAACGCATCCTAAATGAAGCCCACAGCATCACTATTTTTCCACACGGTTTAGGCGGAAGGTCATTAAAATATTTGTTAGATTCGTATTTAGGGTTAGATAAAGAACAAATAAAACGCATTAAAAAGTTGCAGTCTCGTTGGGTCTCAATACTAAAAACATTTCCAATGATTATTTTAAGTGAGCGTGAAGCATTCGTGTTGAACGTGGAGGATTAGACTAACCCCATATAACACTAATAAATTATAATAAATATTATTTCTATTATAATTTTGAACTTGTAAATTGAAAAAGAGTAATTGTAGTTCTTACATCCTACTATCTACCATACTCGTATTAACCTTCTTTAAGTATTTTAAAGTAATCTCATTGGAACGCCCGAACGCCCGAACGGAAGAGTATATAAGCCCGAACCGCTTGAGCCTCTGGACGAGATAGTGCTGTCGTCGTCAAAATAATTACTTCCAATGTCGGCGTAATATGTTTGTCCGCTATAATCGCTGTCGTCGTCGCTGTCTGGAACTCGTCCAAATACATTTCTATCCGCATCTCTTCGGGCACGTCGTCGGGCATCGGCGTATGCTCCACTCTCGTCGTCGCTGTCGCTAAATTCGTCGTCGCTGTCGCCACCATTTGAAGATGTTGCACTTGAAAAAGTGCCGTAGGTTGAAATAGTAGAATCGTCGCCGTCTTCGCCACTATACACACTCGTAAAATCGTCGCCAGATAATAGACCTTTTTGACGCAATTGCAACATGAGTTCGTATTCCTTGCTTGTAAAGTCTCGTCTTTCCTCACCTCGTGCAATAACACCACGTCGCACGGGGTCTCTTGTTTTACTTGGGATACGAATACTTTTAAGGGATGTCGTGTATTGATTCGTTTGTATTTTTCCTAAAATATCTCTGGAAGATTCGTTATTTTGTTCCCACAAATCAAGCAGTCCGTCAAGTTGCGGGGGATACTGTCCTCGTTCTTGTAAAGTAGTCGCCAACACACTTATAGATTTTGAGATTCCAGATATACCCCAGTTTCCGTATAATTTATCTACATCTTCCATGAGAGTAATAATTTTAGTGATGCCGATTGATGGCGTAGCGGGTTTCCCAGTTGCATACACTTCTTCACCCAGTTTATTAACTAAACTGACAAGTTGAGACGATAAACTAACTATTTTACCAAGTGTTGCAAAAAGATAAGAACCTAAACTACGTTCTTGCTTATCCT